GAGCAAAAAGATCTAAGTATTGCTCAGCATTAGGAACCTGTAAGCCAGATTCAATTTTGCCTAGCTTATCTATTAAGCCCTGATGATGCGCGCTCCTCATTACAGAAAGTGCAGCAACACGTTGTGTTTCAGGGAGTTGATCAAACTGAGCTAAGTCAATGCCAGCATTGTCGAACATATCCTGAACAATGTCTCTGTCAGCTTTATCGTTAGCGTTTCCACCGCCGCCACGAATACGAATAGAGTTATTACGAAGCTCAATGGCTTCTTTTGCTTGAGCTTCTTCAGAGGCTACTGTTGCTCTAAGCCCATTAATCTTACTAACGACAGCATCAACGTCATCTGTAGTTTCTAAGATCCGATTGCCAGCAGCGACTACATCGGGCGACATGCCTTCACGTTTACCTCGGCTATCTACATATGCAGCGAGATTATTAAGACTGCGAGAGTTAGCACGAGCAGCAAAGTTTGTAACTTCACCAAAGGCTCTGGACTTACTTAGACGGTTTGATTCAGATATACCTTGATCTGCCGTTAAGCCATTTGGTCCAATACTATCTTCAATCTTAGCATTTAAAGAATTAAACTCTTCATCACTAAGCGCACCAGACTCAGCAGCAGTTGCAGCTTCTGTTACAGATTGAGCAACCTCAAAGCGTAAAGTTTCTCTATCTCGTTGCTGTCTAATCTGATTAATATTTGCTGATAAAACTTCTCTAGCAAACCCAGTGTCCTCATTAGGATCAAAGAAGTCAGTGTTGTAAATTTCAGAAATAAATTTTCTCTGCTTTAAGGACAGCTTACTCATGTCTTCTGGATTATTGCTTATTAACGCAATCCGAAACTCTTCTACATTACCTTCAGCAGCCGCTTGAATTAAATAGGGACGAAGAAGATTTTGTCGAGCATTTTTTAAATCACTTTCTCTTTCTGATCTTGTGTAGGATTCATCAGATAAAAAACGTTGATTTAACTTAGACTGAATATTTGTATAGAGATCATTTGTTAAGTTAAGGCCAGCTTGTATCGAGTAATCATCATCTGAGGCAAAAGCATCAGACGCATTAAGGCTAGATGTAGTAAACAGAGTATCAATAGTATTAGGTAAAGTAAGCTCTAGTTGCTTTGCCTTTCCTTTTGCCTGAGTTGTTGCTTGTAGAATTTGATCTTGCTCAACAGCATTGTAATCACTAGATACAACTGAACTATGTCTAAGAACTGCTTCTATGTTTGATGGCTCAACATACTGCAAAAGGCTTTTAACTTCTTCTTGCAGACCCTTTGGCAATCCTGCCATTTGATTACCACGAGTTCGTATTGCAAGATCAATTGCATTGCGCTCTGATTTGTTTGCAGTGCCAGAAAGCAAATACTCAACAGCGCCTAAAGCAATGGATTGCTTAAGTTGCCTTGAGGCAATCTGATCAGCACCAACCTTTAAAAGCGAAGAAGATACACCATTTTGAGCATTGGCAAGCTCTCTGTCATGTATGGCCTGAGCCTCACTAACCTCTTCATTCTCGCGCGCAATAAAACCACCAGCGCGAGCAATGCTATAAACATCATCTTGACTTGTGCTAACTCCAGCTAAAATAGAGTCAGCAGCATTTTGCCTTGCTTTTTTTGCAACATTTTCTTGGATGTTTAATTTTGTAAGAGCTAAGAACTTAGCGCCTGTTGTTTCTACAAATGTTTTATATTTACCTTCAGCGCCATTAGCCATCTGACCAATGTAATCGCTCATTACTTGATCATATGACTCAGGATCAAACTGGTATTTTAAAGCAATTTCTTGAGCCTTAACTGTAAGCTCAGTTCCAATTGAGTCCTCGTATCTCTTGTCTATAACGCTTTGATAAGCAGCAGATGCTATACGACCAAATCCTTTAGGGGCCTTAAACGCTTCTGGCTTACCTGTTTCTGGATTAATTGTTCTTAGTTTTTTTTCCTCAATAGCCTCTGCAATTTCTATGCCTTTTTTCTCCGCTTTATCTGCGGCTTCACGAAAAGCAATTTGTTGGAATCTAGACGCAACATTACTTATTGCGCGCCCAATATCTTCGCCGCCAGCATTTGTTCTAACCACTCCAACAGGCTGATTAAAGACTTGAGTTCTTTGTCTAATAACAGCCATTTACTTGCCTTCCCCACCACCGCGCGGTGCAGCTGGCGTTTTTACAGTTTTATATTGATAAATACCTTGAGCAACAGTACCCGCAGCACTAAACAAGGAGCTTACATAAGCATTTTGTCCGCGGCGTTTTTCAGCCATTGCAGCCATTTCCGCTTTCATTCCCTGTATATTTTGCTGTCTTGCTATTCTTCCTATATCTTCGCCAACAAGACTTTCTTGCCTTTCTAGAAAAGCTTGAACGCTTCTATCAGAGCCAACATCACGACCAGCAGCAGCAAATGCAGCTATATTAGCTGATGTTGCTAAGTCATACTCTTCTTTTCTTGCCCTAGACATTTGCATAGCTTGCGTTTTGTTTAATGCTTTATCTGTTTTGATTTGAAAAGCATTTAGCTTAGATGATTCTTGTTGAGCTTTTCCAGCAGATATTTGACCAAATACATTTAATGCACTTGATGCAATCATAGCCATTGTCATTGGTTCCATTAAACTATTAACTCCGCTACTATTCCATTAATCTGTAAGCCTAGTGGCTTGTCTTGCTCAATGGTTATCTGTGGATTCCTATTGTACCCCAAAGTCTTTACTTCTTTTTTGCCAGTAAAACTTGAAGCAATAACATCATTTGAGTTTACTTTCATTGAGTCTGTAGACTTAACGTCAACAACAATGTTGGTAATTCCCCTTGAGGTTCCAGTTGAAGGCCCATTGCCCATGTTTGCATCTATTGGATTGCTTACTAACTTAGCGGTAAACTTCTTGCCAAACTCAGCACTCTCATAAGTATTAACAAAATCACTAACTGCAATTGTATTGCCCATAGAGTTGCCATGAACTGTACAGTAATATTTTAAAGAAGCAGGCGCATCGCTAGCTACTACTATAGTAACCTTAGCTCCAGCCTGCCCAGCCGTTCCCGTTGTAGTTACACCAGTTGTATAAGATGCATCTGCACTTGTTCTAAATGCAAAGGGATGCCCAGAGTTCGATGAATCTGAAAGATCAAACACATAAGTATTTCCGCGAGAAAAACTAAGAGTAGGAGCAGAGCCAGATATGCCAGCTATTGCGTATTTATTACCGCCATCATTTACTACAGTAACTGTATAATTTACCGTTGAGGGAGTAGCATATGCAGACAAATCAATGTCATCATTACTATCTACAGTAAACTGATTTAAGTAAGTATATCCACTAGAAGAAGCATACCCATATACATCAACTAGATCTCCGCTGCTATATAAATCACTTGCATCTACTTTATTAGCAACAACAGATTTACTCTGCCATAAGTCTAAGCCTCTATCTGTATCAAACTCACAAAGATGTAGCTTACCATTGCTGTCATATACATTTGCAAACAATCTACTATGTATTGCTATAACAGATCCAAAGTTACCAGACGTGCTAACCCTAGTCCAAGCTGCTCTTTTTTCAGCCCTATTAGAAGTAAACAGAATTAAGTCACCATTAGTTAGTGAGAAGGCAGCGTATGAATCTGCAAGCTCAAATCCACTATGAGCTACAGATAAATACTTTGGGGAATCAATTAAATGAGAAGCTAGAGTAGAAATAGCAGATGCTGTATATGCATCTTCAGAATCACTGTATAAGTATTCTCTAACAATTCTACCATTCTTTTGAACAAATATAGTTGCACCATCTATAGATGCTGGCGTTACAAACTCTGTACCATATGGTGTTTGCATTCTTATCTGAGCGTTAGTCGGAGTGATTGCTTGGTTCAAGTAAGTAGGAACATATAGTTCGCCAGTAGAAGTAAACACTTGAAGATCACGATTAGAAATCATGTATCTTATTTCGTGAGAATCACCAGTTGCAGCAACCAAGTTAATTGAATCATCGTCAGCAGCCTCAACTACATCAAAGTTAAAGAAGCTACCAATCTTACTCATCCATATTGTATCAGGTTCAGATAACGTGCCACCAAAACACAATCTGTTTTCATGGAATACAACAGCAGCAGGGTATCCTCTTACAGCAGAGAATGATTGCTCATCCCATGTTGTTGTTGGAGCATGACAAGATATAGACACTTGCCCACCACCATCTTCACTGCTGCTTGCATTACCACCAGCCTGATAGGTGTAGGTATTATCATCTATTATTTCTCTAACCTGATCTGTAACATTTAAATTACCAGTATTAATCCCACCTGTTGCAGCAGCATTCTGTACTGTAATTGCATCACCTACATTAAGGCCATGATTAATGTGAGTAACTTCAACTACGTTTGAACCCTCTCTTGTTCTAAGAGGATTTAAAACAGACAGACGAGCAGAAAGTGTATCAACAATATTACCAGTAACTACTGTTGCAGACGTATAACCAGTAATAGTTATTTCTGACTCATGGTATCTTACAGTTGTTCCGACATGATCTGCTACCCAATAATTAGCACTTGTAGTTAAAGTAATTCCATTTCCACTTACAGCAGAGGGATCTAACGTAACACCACTAGCATGAAATTTTGAATACGGCTGATAAGTAACCTTATTATCTGCGCGTGTATCAAATGAATAAGTATCTATTTCAAAAGAAGTAAGACTTGTTCTTGTAAGCAATCTAGGTGCAAACAAAGGATGCGATATAAACATAACATCGCCATATTGAGCAGCAGTATATTCCTGCAAATAGTCTTCATCAAAAGGCAAAGCAGCAGAACTTGTGTCTTGTGTAATTGTAGAAACAAGACTTATTGTGCCATCTGTTAAAAGTCGAAAGCATCTAACCCTTAAATGCTCTACAGATATAATGTACTCTTCATTGTCATCAAAAATAAATTTAAACAAATGAGATTGATCTGACTTATTTAAGTAATCAAGTGTAGAAGTAACTCCAACCTTTAAATTAAAATTAGTTGGCGCGGTGTTTATAGAAACAGCAGTTACGGTTTTAAATGATTTTGTGCTAGTGTATGTAGCAATATTATCATCTAAAGCAATTGCCTCTGTTTGAGCAAGCCCATATATATCCGTGCCAGTAATGGTAAGCGTTAGATTTAATGCTGATGGAATGGGATTTCCAGCAGATGCGTTATTGTCATTATAAAAAGTAACAAATCTTCCAGCGTTATTAAAAGAAGCAACACCACTAGAAACAAATGTTCCATTTAGCGCAAAGTTTGTTTGACCACTATTTGTAAACTGAGTAACAATTCCATCATCATCAGCAACACCAGTACCATCAGAGGCCTTATATGTTAATCCATAATCATATATATGTTTTAAGCCAGTTCTTTTCTTTACAGACCCTTCGCTCATAACAATTAGGTTTTCTAATCTTTGAGCAGATTGTCCATAAACAGGTGAATCCGTTCTCATTATTAATGAGTCACTGATTTCTCCATACTGAAAGCTGTTAATAGGAACTCTTACTTTCTGCATTAACTGCGCCTTTCAGCAATAAACCTCGATGTTGTTAGCTTGCGCGTTGTTTGCTGCTGAGAATCAATGTTCCTAGCCTTCATAAACAATGCCGCAGCTTTTTGCTCCATTAACTGGGCAAGCTGTGCATCTCTAGCTAAAGAGATTGCAAAGGAACCAGCAAGAGTAAACTCAATTGCTGTAGTAAAGTAAGAAGGCCAGCTAGACTCAGGCGCTCTCTCAACATAATCTAAGACAACGGTATCGTTTGTATCCGCGTCACAGAATATTTTATTTCCGTAGATATCGTACTTAATTAATACATCGTTAATAGTTACGCCTATTACTGTAACGCAAGATGCTGGAATATGATAAGACGCTGAAAACCTACCCTTAGGAGCGGTTGCTAAACGTGTAAGATTTATTTGAGTTGTAGCAAAGCGCCAACGAAAAGAAGCAAATGAAGTCTGTATTATATCTTCATATAAAGCATTAGCTACTTTTGCTTCAGATGTACTAGCTGCAAAGTCGGTAATCCCGTCAGCACCAATAAGATATAATGCGTTACTTGCAACTTCTAATGATGAATCAGCTACTCTTGGCATGTTGGTTTGGGGGCCGAAGCCCCCACTCCTTTATTAATCGCCATCAGTTTCAGCAATGGCAGTGCCATCTGAAACATCGACTACAGTGCCAGTGTTCGATAGAACATTAACAAAGTTTGTTGTTGGTGTGTTTGTATCACAAACAATGATTACATCACGAACAGAAAGCATGTTTGCTGCATCGTTAAAATAACCGCTTGTGTTTACAGTTCCAATAGCATCGGCAGAGCTATAAAGCCAAAGATCACCATTAGATGCACCACCAAGACGAGTAAGGTTTGCTGAATTATAAGCCATGATTAATCCTCTTAGTTATTATCAAGGACTTCATAGATACCATCGCTATCAATAACGACAGCACCCATAGACATCATTGATGTGGCAAGGTGTGAGACTTTTTCCGCAATATAGTTTACCTCAGTTTGAACATCAGCATTTACGCCAAGCCCTACTGAAGATGTATGGTACGAAAAGTTTTTACCACCAGCTACAGCAGACGTTGAAAAGATCTTGAATCCCAAGAACTCTTTCATTGTCATACCGCCAGCAAACGGCAAGTTCTGAGGGCCAACGTAATCAGAAGAAGCAAACTCATTAATGTTAAACAAGTCAGCAAAACCAGAAGGAGACATAGCTAAGTAGCGTTGCCCGTCCTCTGGAACGTCAGCATTTCCAAGAGTTTCAAACAATGACAACAAGTCAGCTTTGCTTACTGCGCTGCCAGTTGCACCAATCTGAGTGCTGTTAGCACCAGCATCCATTGCTGTGACTAAGATTTCATCAGTCTTACGACCGAGTGCAGCAGCAGCAGATTGAGCTACAGCTTGACGCTCGTTGATGTTAATCTTTAACTCATCAAGCTTGTCCATATACTCTGAAGCATAGAAGTCAGCCATTGTTACTTCAACATTGGTATGCGCTAACTCCATTGGAGTTACATTACCGTTGCGAGATTTAGTACTTGCAGTGCCTTTTCCAATTACTTGAAAACGAGCAGTTGAACCTGTGACATTTGTCGTACGCACAGTGTTCCGTAACTTGGAACCCATACGTTGATACGCCATATGTACTTCAGTTTCAAACTGCTTGATAAAGGCTTGATCAATAGTATTAGCCATTTTTACAGTCCTATTAGAAGTTTCAGTTAATCACAGGTATCCGCTTTTCTATCTCAGCGAGGGTATCCTTACGGGCCTCTCAATGTATTACGGGCTGTCGTGGTTCATCATAAACACAATTTTGATCTAAATTGCAACGAACAAATTCAACATACTTATTTCCGTTCTGCGTAGACACACCAACAGGATCAAAGCCTAGCCACGTTGCCCAGCTTACCATGCCTTCGTAATCAGCAAGAATTGTCATAGACATATGCGATTGGCTTTGATCAAAAAACTCTACCAACATCTTTGATCCACGCGCTAGCATAGTAAAGTTTTCCCTTATTTTATTGGAGAACATAGCAAACATTTGAGGCCAGTCTTGATCTTCGCAGAACCAAAGACCGCCAACAAACAAAAGCTCACCCCCATCTTTACGACAAACATAAGCCTCAGATGTTTTGCTCATTACCTCTAATGCAGTCCTTACATCGCAGTATCCAAGTAATTTTATTTCTCTGCGATTTTCTTTTGAAAGAACTCTCTCAAGCTCATCAATGTGAAAAGATTTAAGGGGAGTCAAATAATAACTCCCCCTTTTTATAATCTTAACCTCTGTAGAGTAATTTAAATCCATCATCTACCTGCTTTATAAAGTTTGGATCTCTATTTCTAGGCTCCCAATACCTTGGGTCTTTCATCATTTCTTGCAAACTTGCCTCTGTTACAGATGGAGATGGGCTAGTATTACCAGCAAAATTACCATCCTTCATTTTTTCCATAATGGTTTCTAGCGCTATAATGCCTTCGTGAGATTCGCACATACGCTCAATTGCTGGCAGTGCATCTTCTGGAAAAAACTTATTAGCAAA